AGTGTAGTCATTGCCGACATAAGCAACAGAACCACGAGAGCCAGTAGTAGAGCCAACGCCAACGCCAAGAGCCTCGGCAACGCCAGAGTAGGTATAAGTGTTGATGGTTTTCGTCATACCAGCAGAAGCTACAAGACTATCATCAATAGTCATCATAGAACGAGCATTGATTTGAGTGGTGAGTAAGTCCTTGGCCTTGGCCTCAATAACCTTATTCGCATAAACAGTGTTTGCCATATATGTAATCCTCCATTATCCAAAAAACTTGGAAAATATTTCTGGCTATTCAATAGCCAACTTATTCAATTCAGCCATAGACATTTTCTTTACGGCATCTTTTGTAATCTCGCCGTTAGAAGAAGAGTTGCCCTTGGGAGTGTTTCCCGCAAGTCGCTTTTCTACTTCGGCCTTTATCGCTGCCTTGAAAAGTCTATCCAATGTATCAATATTTGTTTGAGCTTCCGTAATATCCTCACCGATAGAAATAATATCGGCAAATTCCGCGCTTAGTCCACGAGAGCTAAGCACGCTTTTCAACTCGCTCTTATTCTTTTCAATCTGGAATTGCGCGAGCTGGCTTTGGAGCTCTTCAATACGCATTTGAGCTTCTGCGTCTTTGCGCTGTTGCTCATCAAGAGAAGTCAAGGAAAGCTTCTTCTCGTATTCTTTCTTTTGCTTTGCGAGAGCTTGATTTACTCGCTTGTCGCTCTCACTCTGTAAGAGGCGGAGAACCTCTTCTTGGGTATATGTCTTAGCCTCTGGTTCAGTGCTCGGATTATTTTCCGCGCCCTGCCCCTACTGGTTATTTTCCATACCTTTATTTTCGTTTTCCATTATGTATTCCTCCGTTATGATTTTGCGGGAAGCCCGCAACCCCATTATTTGATTGTTCGTTTAGTGTCTGAACCCCCAAAGCGACATATATAGAAGGAAGAAACGGGAAAATCCCGTTTCTTCCAGAAAACAACTTAGAAAAATTCTTTTCCTTCAGCATATGCCTTACGGCATTCCTCAAGGGACATTACATTTGCACACCCACCAACTGTTAGCCATTTCTCTTGGACAACATCATTCTCCCACCCACAAACAGGGCAATCTTCATAAGGTTCTTTGAAGATATACTTTCCGCAAACCGGGCAGGGACGAATAGCAGGGTTTTTCTTATTATTTTCCGTATTCATTTATTTGTTCCTTCCAATATTCTTCTGGTGATTGCTTATCGGGCACAAATAGAGTTGATATTGTTCCTTTATCGCTCAATATACCTATTCGCCCGGAAGAATGTTCAAACTTGAAGAGCCAATCCATACTACTCATAAAGCCCTCCATATCCTTTCCGTCAATGTCTTTTTTCATAAAGGCATCGGCCATTTCTTCATACTTCTGCCACGCTTCATCTCCTGTTAGGCCGGTAAGTTCTTCCGCGTGGTTCTAATGTCTCTTTGTTCGTTTATAGAAGTGCAGCGGTTCTCCACTCTTCTATAGCTCCTTCACCTTATCAATAGCCCGCTGGACAATATCAGGCGGTTCTACGCGGATTGTTTTGCTATGAGACGGAACAGACATTGCTCTTGTGCGCCGTGGTTTTTCTTTCGGCTTTTCTTGTAGTCTACTATCTTCTTTCTGTGAAGTCAAATCCATTACGGGCACAATACAACACCGGCAACGCGGATGAACGGGAACGGGCATAGTAGCATCAATGGGATATTCCTTCCCATCCAGCTCGGCGCATTGCGGGCACGTCCTACTTGATTTATCAGCAACAATTTTTACTTTCTAAATGCCATAGTTTTTATAGCGTTCTCGCGCTGTTTGCGTCTGAATGTGGGCTATTTCTGTGCGGGCTATGGTGTCCGCGCGATTGTATCCAACACCAAACTCTTCCATAAGCATATGTTTTAGTTCGGTTGTTTTCTTGCCGGTAATCACGCAATCAACAAGAGCGTCATTCAAGCTTTCTTGGAGCTTATCAATGTTGCTCCAAACGCGGGTGCTCCAATTCTTTCCATCTGCGCACCAAATAGAATTGATAAGTTGGTGAGCATTCTCAAGACTTGGTTGGGTGAATGCTGATTGTGAGGGGAAAGAAATAGACTTCCAAATATGTTCGTAAGCTTCTTCAAATTTCTTAGAGAACAATACTTCTTGCTTATCACCGAGTTTTTGAAGCTCTAAACGCAAAGCACCTTGAAGCTTCCAGTAGGTATCTAATTTATATAAATCTGCTACAGAGGGTGTTATACCCTCCGCAGTTTGACGCAGTAGCTTTTCATAGGTAGCTTCAAATTGTTTTATTAGACGGCGCATAGCTTTAGAGTAGTAAATATTTAGCTCATTTTGAAGCTCGGTTATAGATTGCGTGGCTTGCTTTTCTTGCGCCCGGCGCATACGCTCAATCCAATATTCTTCTGTTTGGCTCATTCCTCATCACCATCATCAGGTGTATTGGTGGGCGCAAAAGAATAGAGTTCCATCTTCTTCTGTTTTTCTGTGGTAATAGCCTCTAATTCCTTATCTACATCACTCACTTGGGGTATCATACTAAGTAATGTCTTATCACTTACTACGCCTTGTAGCCCCTTGACTGTGTTGAGAATGTCGCTATTATCAGAAGGAATATTGCGTGTAAATGTGATAGAAATATCGCGGAAAACCTCTTCGCCAAGCTTGAGAGAAGCGACGCCCGCAATAAGCTCAATACGGCGTTGGAGTGCTTTTTTCATATTGCTCTCAATGGCTGCGGCCTTCGTCTCACAACCGGTAAGGCGATAGCGGATAGCCACACCAGAGCTTACCCCACCTACAAATGTCTCACTGGAAAAATCGGGGCATTTTGCAATGCGGTAGATACTATCGTGAATGCGCTTGAGGATATTTTCAACCTGTGCGTCATTCGCGTTTTTGGTAAGCCATTCCGCGGCAGCTCCCTCCGGGAGAACCAAGACGCGGTTTTCTTTCATAGAAATAATATCATCCGTTTCGGCGTCGCATCCGGTAATGGAAAGATAGGCATCACAAAAGGCATCATAATCATCAATCTCACCAGAGAGGATTTCGTTGTATGCGTCTTGGAGGCTCAAAATACAGTCAAAAATATTGCGCTCATCTTTATCCAAATAGAAAATATTAGCCGGGCATTGATTGAAGTAATGGGGTTCTTCGGAAAGAAATACAAGTCCGCCATTCTCTCCACTCATTTTATAATGGCGCACAGTGCTATTACTGTAGGCATCAAGAAAGTAGGTATCACTGTTATCCCACTCATTAGCCTTATACCATCTTACAAAGTAGAGTAAATCCTAACTCAAACTATCATCATACACGCCAAAACAGTTGAGCGGATTGATAAGACGGAAACGCACTTTTCCATCACTATCTATATACATAAGTTCCGCGGCCACACCATACACAAGAGCATCATTTAGAAAATCGCTGTCCTCGTCTTGGTAATCGTTATATTTCAAACACTCCATAATCTCATCAATAGGAGTATCGCTACTGTAGGAGATATAGCCCGGAGAAGCAATATAGCCGTTATATGAGCTCACTATATCACTACAATAGTTTGTGATAACCTTATTACAAGGTTTAGAAGCATCGTTATATGACTTATTCAGAATTGCTTGCTTACCATCGAAGTAGTTTTTATAGTTGCGCAATATAGGACGAACCGCAACTATAAACTAATTCATCATTTTAGAGATAAGTGTGGGAGTTAGTTCTGTATCCTTATTTAGAAAGAACATTAGCAAGTTCCTCCTCTAATTTGTTTATTTGCGCGCGCCACTCTGCGCGGTTAGCTTTACACTCGGCGTATTCGTCAGCGGAAAGCCAGCCCTCCATAAACTTTAGAGCTTTATAATCAGTAGCATCTAATTGAGCTTTCAGAGTTGCGATTTGGGAACGTATGGCGCGCGCAGTATCGTTTTTTGTTTCCGCGGGGGAAGGTGTGCGCGAAAGAATTTTGAATATCCCATCTACTACGGCGTAGTAGTGGTATTTGGTTGGGAGAGGTTGCTTCCGTTCAGCTTCGGTAATTTCAATATAGGGTTCTGTATCTTTACCGAAGGAAAGAACCTTGCTGGTAGTGGCGTCATAGTTTACTTTTATCATTTTGGTTTCCTCCGGTTAGACTTTGTAGCATATCGCATTGATTGAGCAGTTGGAAGAGTTGACAGAACTACCATCATACATTATATACGCGCCATTGTATTCATCATAACTATCAAGATAAATAGAAGTATTCATCCAACTTGAACTTCCCCAAGTCTATCCATTATTACCGTTATAATCACTACCAACATTCAAATATGTTTGATGATAGTTATAATTACTGTCCTACCAAAAAATTACTACTTCTTTGGCATTGTATAAATTTCCTTCATATATGGATGTTGTAATGCTCCAATCAGAGCCACCACTAACAGGAATATAGCCTTGCCAATTATTATTTGTGATGAGAATATCTTCTTGCGTGTTATACTTCTACTATTGTGAATACGGTGCTAATGTATATTTCTTTTGCGCTTCTACCCAATCGTATAAAATCCAAATTGATTGTAGCATTTTGTTTCTTGAATGGCAGTAATATAAAACCCGTTTCGATTGGGAATTATATCTATTTTCCCAATAGTCGCCAATTATAGGCCAATCGTCAACGTAAATATCATATTTACCTGTGTAGTCATTCAACCAATCTTTATTTTCATTCCATTTTGCTTCTGTATTTATGAAACCCATTGATACTTTCTTTCTAATAATACCGCCCTCGTTAGAACCGCCACCGCTCGCGCTAATCACATTATTCTGGATAGTAATATTTTCGCCTGCGGTTAGTTTGTCTTGTTTCGCGGCCAGCCCATTATTTAGAGCTTCTTTTGTGGCGAGAGTATCTAAACTTTGGTGCTCGGTGAGGTAGCCTACATCATTCTCTAATTCACTTACCTTAGAAG